AATGATCTTGAATGGCTTGACGAATTGTTATTAAAAGAAATGGAAGTTAATCTGTTAAAAGGCGATGAAGCCCCACAACTATTAACTCCTGAAGCTCATATTGATTTAAGCCATGAGCTACAAAAACTTCAAGTTAAAGATATTGGGGATAAACTTCGCCAAATTGCCCAGCACATTAACGGCATAAAATCTGACGAAATGATTGTAAAGCTTGGGAACGAGGAAGATAAAGTTCCTGAAAATGATTGTAAAGAAGATTCCGTAGAAACTGTACCTGAAGAACCTCCAGTAGTAATGCCTGTTGCAAACGACGCGGGCGCGGCTGGACGTTGCGCGGGGATTATGTTTGTTACGGGTGAAGAAGAGATTTTATTGATTCGCCGAGGCGATGGTGGTGACTATCCCGGCACTTGGGCTGTACCCGGCGGGCATCAAAATTCAGAAGATAAAGATTTAGAGGATGCGGTTCGCCGTGAGTGCTTTGAAGAAACAGGTTTAAAGTACGAAGGTAAGTTAGAAGTATTGTTTGATGATGGGCAATTTTGTACTTATATCGCTCGAAATGTAGAAAAAGGCGATGTTAAACTTAATTATGAATCAACAGGCTACGATTGGTGTCGTATGGATTGCCCTCCACTGCCGCTTCATCCGGGCATGGATATTGCTTTCAAAGTTGCTAAAGCCAAAACTGAAACTGATATTGCGGAACTAATCAGTCAAGGTATTTTGGCTAGTCCCCAAATGTACGCCAATATTGCTTTACTGGCAATTCGCATTACAGGCACTGGACTCGCGTTCCGGTCTAGCATTGGCGAACACGTTTGGCGCGATCCGTCACTTTATTTAAACGATGAGTTTCTAAAGCGCTGTAATGGCTTGATGGTGGTTATGGATCACCCCGAAACTCAAGTATTAACCCCAGAAGAATTTAAAAAACGTGCTGTAGGTAGCGTTTTAATGCCTTACATTAAAGGCGATGAAGTTTGGGGTATTGCGAAGATTTACGATCAAGACGCAATTAACGAAATCTTGGAAGGCGAAGTATCGACTTCCCCAGCAGTTGTTTTTGACGAAACTGCTGGTAACATTACATTGACTACTGAGAATGGCGAGCCACTCTTGATAGAAGGTGTGCCGTTCCTGCTGGATCACATAGCAATCGTTACGAAAGCTAGGGGTTCAAAAGGAGTATGGGACAAAGGTGGCGATGCTGCTGGCGTTTTATTAACTAACAATGAGGTGTCTGAAAATGACTGAAAATAAGATTGAGCCAAAGGCAGATGCCCAAGGCGATAAATTAGATGCCATTATGTCTTTATTGGGTAAAACAATGACCCGTTTAGATGAAATGGAAAAAAACTTACCTGCTCCACCCCTAGTCACTGCGGCTGATAAAAAAGCCAAAAAAGACGAAGATGATCGCATGGATGACGATGAAGAAGAAGAAGCTAAAAAAGATGATGATTCTGAAGCCAAAGCTAAAAAATTCATGATGCGTAAAGCTAAAAAAGATGATGAATCTGAAAAAGCTGCTCCTATGGAAAAATCTGATTCTGAAGGCAAGGTAGAAATGCCAGCCGGAGAGATGAAATTTGACGATGACGAAGAAGCTAAAATGGATGACGAAGAAGAAGCCAAGAAATGCGACGAAGATGAAGCTGCTTACGCTGATTGCCAAGCTAAAGCTGACTCTGTGTATTCCGCTTTTGGTAAATCTGCATCACGTCCGTTGCAAGGCGAGAGCTTAACTGCTTATCGCAAACGTATGCTTCGTGGTTTGCAAGCTCATAGCGATGAAATGAAAAACGTAAACATTAATTCAATCAAAGACGATGCTATGCTCGCCGTTGTTGAAAAACGTGTATACGCTGACGCTTTAGCTGCTTCCCGTGGCACAAATGCAATTGCAAAAGGTCAATTGATCGAATTGCACAAAAAAGACCGCGCTGGTCGTACCATCACAGAATTCCGTGGCGATATGGAAGCATGGTTAGGTGATTTCAAACTCCCAGCTCATCGGGTAATGAAGTTTAATACTGAAAATACAAAGCGATAAGGAATAAGCCATGACCGCACAAATTTCTCTAAACCCTATGGTAACAACCAACGCTGCTGGCTTATTTAATGTCAACTCCGCTGGTTTTACTCAAGGCGATGCACAAGATGATCCAGCAATTAAGTTTCAATTGGTTGGCGGTGTTCTTTCAACAGCGGCAACAATTCCTCTCTGGGGCGGCGTTCCAATTGCTGAAACAATCCCGACAGCACAGCAAGGTTTTTACGCTGGTGATATTCAACCGGGTACAGATACTCTCGGTAGCACTTTGATTCAAGCTACTGCTTCTATTGCACCTACTGGTATCTCTGTATTTAACCAAGCATTCCAAGGTATTACTACTCCATCAAGCACTGCACCTTTGTATTCTCCGGGCATGAGCGCAAACTTCTATCGTTTTGGTAGCGGTGCGCGTATTCCATTGCCTTGCGATGCTTCCGTAGTTGCTTTGGCAGGTTCTTCTATTGTTGAAACTGTTTACTGGGACGTAGTTAACTACCGTTTAACAACAACCGCAACAAGCAACTTTGCTGTTCCTTGCAAAATCTTGCGTATCAGCACGTCTGGTAACAAGATCGTAAGTTATAGCTCTGGTACTGGTAACGCTAACTGGTCTAATACCATCGTTGGTGGTTCTTCTGCTGCTCCTGTAGCAGTGGTTCAAATCTAAAAAAGGAACTATATCATGTCAGGTTTTGCACCTTCGTATGTAACAGTAAATCCGCACTTTATGATGCCCGAATTGATTATGCAGTACAGTTTGGCTTCAGGTGCGTTTAGCACTCTGGCAACAGAGAATCCAATGCCACGCCTAGGCGAGGCTGACCTTTATGTTTACGCTAAAAAGGTTCAGTTGACTACACAAGTAGCAGCAAATCAATCAACGGCTAATCAGTTGCCTTCAGCTTCTGTTATCCCTTCAATGATTAGCACAGCTACTTATCGTCTGCAAACCCGCGCTCAGTATGACAACTTCGACGAAGCTGCTACTGGTGCTTGGGGCTATGCACTCCCAGAAGCACTCCGTTTAGCTGCCCGTCAAGGTATTGCTCAACAGTTGCGTAACGCTCTTCTCTACGGCTATAACCCAGCCAACGGCGAAGGCTTGCTCAATACTGCTGGCGCAACGCGTATTAACTTAGGCGCTGATAGCAACGGTAACACTGGCTATAGCACTTGGGATTCAGGTCAACTTGCTCAATTCTTGCTCAATGCAATAGGTAACTTAAAAACTACTACATTGCAAATTGGTCAACCATTGCGCTTGGTATTCCTTGCTCCACAACGCTTCATTCAACAAATCTCTTACGGTGGTATCGTGTCCTTGACACAATTCCAACGTATTGGCGCTGGTGTAGAAACTGCCGCTGGTTTGGTTGAAACTGTTGCGTCTTGGGCAGGTGGTGACGATGTTTCATTCGCTGCTGATGACACGCTCATCGGTCAAGGTTACGGCGGTACTGACGCAATCATTTTGATTGCTCCAGAACTGAAGATCCCTAAAGCTAATGCTCGCATCAACACCAACGTATTTGCTGAATTAACACCAAATACAACTGCAACATCTTTGATGCTCTGCGACGTAGCTGCTCCTACAGAGATTCCTACTCCATTGCCAGACGGTGGTATTACTACCCTCTACACAATGCGTAGCACCTCTGGTTGGGGTATCCGTCCAGAAGGTATGACGATTATTTCGGCTGCCTATTAATAAAATCTCGCGAGGATTTTAACCACCCTTCGGGGTGGTTTTTTGTTAATATGTTAAGACTCTAGTGATGCAGAGATTATCTTTATGGGGAGGCCGGGGGTTCAAAAGACCCCGCATCATCGGTTTCCCCACCCTTTCGGGAGAAGTAAATGGAGCTATTTATCGCAAATTGCTCAAAGCAAGATTTTTTATTTACCTATATGTTGCCTGAAAATTTCAGACCATTTAGCCATAAAATTCGCGCTGGGCATCAAATTAAGTTAAACCAAACGCAAATTGAAGTAGACACCATCATTAAACAACACGAATTGTACGGAATGATGGAAGCCACTAAAGTTAAAAAAGGCTTTGGTGGGCTTTGTTATCGCATTAATAAACCAATTAGCGTGGAAGCTATTGAATCAGGAATTAGTCAATCTGACCAAGAAAACATCGACAGAGCACAAGAAGCTCGTAGTATTACTGCTGCAGCGCAAGATCAGATCATTTCTATGAAAGCTCAAGAAATGGGTATTAAGCAAAAAGGCGGTATTGAATTTGAAGTTACGGAAGATAAGAAAAACGCTGCCGATCAAAGTGAAAAATTTGACCAAAAAATTGAAGTTATTCACGAAGGTGAAGCTCCAAAAGGACGCGGCAGACCAAGAAATAAATAGAAAAGACCCCCTTCGGGGGGTTTTTGCTTTAGAATATAGATAATATTTCTAGGATGGTTTTATGGCTAGTCCGATTGCAAGCACCCCCACGTTAGACGGATTTATCGCATGGGCGCAAGCCGTGATGGGAATACCTACAACGGCTATGTCCCCAACAGATCCCGGCTGGAATTATGCTTTTAGCATAGCTAAAGACATTGTGCCTACCGATTTTGCATATCAAGTACCCGATATTTACACTTTAACGGTATATAACTGGGCTGGAAGTCAATTATTGCAATTCCAGCAAGATATTCGCGGGCAAACCTATTTTGCCACTTTACGCGCTCAATTTGGAATTAATAACTTTGTAGCGGGCGTAATTAACGCCGCTGGCGATGTAAGTACCCATGAAGCCCTTTCTATTGGACACGGATTGCGTGACCTTAGTTTGCTTGATTTACAGCGTATTAAAGACCCATACGGGCGCGTAGCCCTGTCTTATATGCAACAACTTGGAACACTCTGGGGATTGAGCTAATGAAGCTCCATTTGGGCGTTATAGACGTTCTTGAGCCTTATGATGACAAGACTACGGGAACAGTCGGAGAAGAACTAGAAAGACGTTACGGCCTTTTTTCTATGTTTTATAACACTTATCGAAAAGATATTGCCGATTTAGTTTCTCAAGATGCCGCTATTGGTATTGAAAAACTACTAAAAGGCGAATCCGTCACTGTAGCCAATACTTTTGCAGTCAGTGGAGAAGAAATTACTGACAAAATGCACAAATTTATTACTTCACAAGAAGTAGAACGCGTAGCCGCAGGATATGGCGAACAAGGCATTCCAACACAAGCTGCGTTAGATGGAACAAGTTATCGTTTTGAAAAAGGCGTAACCGCAAAAAGGTATGTAAAAGGTAAGCGCGGCAAAGGCAAACAAGTCACAAAACGTGCTGCACGTCCGTCTTTTATCTATTCAGGCGTATTTGAGGCATCGTTAAAAGGGTGGATTGAATAATGGCATCAGCAATCGAAGCCGCAACCGCAAAACCGCAACTTGGAGCTGGATTAGCCCAAGGCGTTGAAACCTTATCAGGTAACGAACAAGTAACCTTTACTTTATATGTAAAACTGGTTTTGCCTTTAGATAAGTATGTTTTTTGGGTAAATGCTAGTCTTTTGACTGATTCTGCAATTTATAACGCATCGCAATATAACAAATTATTACCTGATAATTTGCCTGTAGTTATTCCAAAAAAGCAAATAACTGTTACTGGATCTTTCCATTACAACACAAATGTTCAAATGCTGGAAGATAGGCAACCGTCTTTTAACAACATTATTTTTACAGCTATTTCACCAGTTACGGATTTTAATGAAATAAATCCTCAATTTATGTATGTGGCTGAATATCAAGGTTTAAAGTTTGCCTTTAATAGTAGGGATAATTACTATAAACAGGCTGATTTGTATCATTATCGTGGAAGCTCACTGTATTCCATCATGGATACTCAAGTTATTGATACCATGACAGACTTTGATTCTCAAAGCGTAATTGTGTCCAATAGCCTTCCAATTTGGCTTACTTTAAACGATTTTTTTCCTATGTATCCATCTTATTTGGTGGATCAAAATAAAGCACCTCCGTATGCGGCTGTGGACATTATTCCTAGCGAAACTATTGCTTTGGGTCAATTTCCAATTATTAACAATGTTATTCCAACATCTGGAAACCCTACGCAATCAACGTATAACCAATTAACTTCAGATACCGTAAAAATAACCATGTACGGCATCCGTAACAATGAAGTATTAAATTTTGCAGAATATGTCTACCAATACAGTATGAATACTGATAATATTGGTCTAATGAATATGCCTATAATTCAGGATGAGAAAACCACTCAATCTGAACTTGGCATTATTGCAATGAAGAAAACGATAACTTTTAAAGTCAGTTATTACCAGAATACGGTTAATAATGTTGCGTTAAAATATATCCAATCTGCGTTTTGTAGTCTTACCCCCCACAATCTTTAGTGTAAATAGGAGTTAAAGATGGCAATCACATCAAACCCAACCATTCAAAATGGCGCATTGTTAACAGCGCAAGGTCAAAAAACTTTTTTCAATATTACTGCAACAACAGTGGTTAAGACAACTGCTGGTCGTATTGCTAAAGTTAGCGTTTTAGTAGCTGGATCTGGAGCAGGATCTATCTATGATGCGGCTTCTACTGGCGCTGCTGGTGCAGCAAATGAAGTTGCAGTTATCCCTGCAACTGCTGGTGTACTTAATATTGATTTCCCTGTTTCCAATGGAATTGTTGTTTCACCCGGAACTGGTCAAACTTTAGCAATCTGCTACATCTAATTAGGGGGCAACTATGCCAAATATTGTCAATGTATCGGTTTCCCAACAGGTAGCCAGTGCGCCCTCCACTCTGCAAAGAACTGGCGCATTAGTATCCCAAGGAGGAACAACTTTAGCGGCGGGTTCACCTCAACTGTTAACTCAAATCAGCGATTTAACCGCTATTCTTAGTGGCTCAGTTACTATTTCTTCTATTGTATGGTCAACAGGTATTGTCACTGTTGTAACCTCTGGCGCTCATGGATTGCCAACAGGTGATGTGACATTGGGTATTATTTCTGGTGTTTTAGTTGGTGGTTCTACTGCAAACGGTTATAACGGTACTTTTAGCGTAACTGCTACAAATACAACCACTTTGACTTATGCAGTAGCAAGCAATCCGGGTTCACCAACATTAAATGCAAGCAGCAAATTTACCAACGAAAGTGTGCAAGATTTGCTCGCTATGGCAACAACTTACTTTGCTCAAGGCACTGGAGTTGGAGTTTATGTTCTTGAATTAGGCTCTGGCACAGCAGCTCAAGGTATTACTGCTTTAGAAGCTTACATCGAAAATCCAACTATTCGATTCTATTCTTATCTGTTAAGCACAGAAATGTCAGAAGATTCGACATTCCCTGCGTTTGCAAATAACTATACTTCGACTACTGCTCAGACTTATTTCTATGTAACTTTGGAAAGTGTTTCTTCTAGCTCTTACAGCGCATTTGAAGGTATTAAATCTATTTTTGCAACATTGCAAGCTCCTACAGCTCCAGTAACAGAATGGTCTGCTGCGGCAATTTTCGCTGAAACTTTGGCTTATAACCCAAGTGCAAGTGATTTGGCTTCCCCTTTAGAGTACAGTTTTGTCTACGCCGTAACTCCATACAGCACACTTACTAACACTCAACAAACTACTTTGTTGGCTGCTGGTGTTAACTGGATTGGTACAGGCGCACAAGGTCAGATTAGTAATACTCTGGTTGAAGGCGGTACTTTTATGGATATTAATCCATTTAATTACTGGTATTGCGTAGATTGGCTTGCAATTAATGTTCAAATTGCTCTTGCAGCAGCGATCATTAACGGTAGCAACAATCCTACAAACCCACTGTACTATAACCAAGCTGGTATTAATGGTTTGCAAAAAGTAGCACAAGCAACAGTAAACAATGGTATTTCGTTTGGACTGATTCTTTCTCCTGCAACTGTTGATGCTGTTTCCTTTGTAAACTACACTAAAGCACACCCCGGTGATTATGCTGCAGGTATTTACAACGGTTTGAGCTGCACATTTGTACCATTGCGTGGATTCTCATCCATTACCATCTACTTAACAGCCAGCAACATTCCAGCGTAAGGAGAATAAATAATGGCAAATCCACAAGTCGTACAAGGCACACTGAATAGATTACTAGCCAATGTAGTCTATGCAGACTTTCCACAACTCAATGTAACCGCACCATACCTTGCTAAAGAAGCTATTAGCCTTGGCTTTGATGGTGACACTTCCCAATTAATTGGTACGCTCACAGGCGCTGTAACAAGCCCAGAGCCGTACATTTATGGAACTGCCACTATTCATTTGCTAAGAACTCAGGCTCTTGGTAACGCTTATAAAACACAAATTGAAACCAATACTACTTTGGGTTCAGTAACAGTTATTCCTGATTCAACAGCTTTATCGTCATTTCAGTTAAATAATTGTGTTTTAATGAGTATCCAAGAGGTAGCTTTTGATGGTACACAAGCTGGTTTAGTTGTTCGCTTGCGTGGTGTATATTCTGTCAACTCAGCACTATTTTCAGCAGCTTAATGTAAAAGGAAAAAAATGAAAATAGATCGTAATCTGAATTTAGTGATGCAAGTTCAGACCGCCAATAATGGCTTAGTGTATATCCACTCCGCATCAATTGGCAGGTCTGTTTTTGAACAGTTTTACTTAGAATTAGGCAAAGTATTTAGTCAATGTTTTGACAATGTTAATCAGGCGCATTTAGCTTTATCTGCACCCCAGTTAGCCTACCCTGCTTTGAAGTCAATAGCGCAGAAGGCTGGCAACTGGGACGGCGCAGGCGGAGTTAAGTTTGGCTTGGTGAACGAAATAGTACGATTAACCAATGTATTGGTAGCAACAGAAAATGGCTGGGAAACTTTGCCTTTTGACGTAGCAGTAAAGCGTGAAATTTTGGATGAAGATGAGGAAGCGGAAACGCTTAGTTCTTTAGTTTTTTTTACAGCGATCTCCAAGGTCGCACCCAAGGATCTGAAAAATTCTTTCTTGGAGATGGCAGGGTCACTAAGGAATTGGGAACTTATATCCTCGGATGTTACGGAATATCTTGCTGGTTTACCGACATTGACCAAAAAAGGCAATACTGGAAAGAAAGCGAAGGAATCATTGCTTATATCTTAGATTTTTTAAGCAATGAAGGATTTAAAGATTTTATAGAAGAAAATGGCGGTAAATGGGTAGATGCACAAGAATACCGTGACCGTCATTTAATTAAAGCTATTAACAATAGGTCGTTTTTTTAACTGAGAAAAAATTATGGCAACAAAATCGGTTATAGAAATTGAACTTATTGATGAGCAATTTAAAGCTTTTTCTGCCCAGCTAAAGGCAATGCAAGCCATTGTTGCGGGTATGCCAGATCAATGGCGAAATATTGCTAAAGAAGTACAAAATGAACAAAAAGCAGAATCTAAAGCGGCTAATGAAGCTGAAAAAGCTCGCAAAAAAAGACTTCAAGAAGAAAAAGACTTTAATAAGATCATAGAAGATCGTAAGAAGGCTTTTATGGATGCTGCCTATTTTACAGGCAATATCGCTAAAAACCTTGCTTCTGGAGCATTATCAATTGCCAAATGGACAGCTTTTGCCGCTATTGGCGGCGGTTTTGGTTTAGGTGGTCTTGCTGCATCAGCTAGTGATTATAGAAAAAGATCACAGGGACTAGGGACTACTACTGCTGGATTAAGGGCTGCTGAAACCAATCTTGGTCAATATGTTGATGTAAATTCAGTATTAGGAAACATCACCAATCTTCAGCATGATATTACTCAGCAGTATAAGTTAACCCGATTAGGTGGTGGAAAAGGTGATTCGGCAGCACAGTTACAAACTGTAATGACTAAAGCCATTCAAGATTTTAAAGCACATGGTCAAGATTTAAACTATGCAAGAGCTGTAGGATTAACCGATATATTTTCACCAGAAGATTTAATTAGACTTGCTAAATTAAGCGCAGAAGAACTTGCGGATACTTTTAAAAAAATGTCACAAGACCTTAAAAGGTTTGAAATTGATGACAGCGTAAGTCGTAAATGGCAAGAATTTTGGCAACAGCTTGGAAGGGCTGGACAAGATATACAGGTTATATTAATTGATAAGCTACAAAGTTTAGTAAAACCTTTAACAGAATTATCTCAAACCATTATTAATCTTATTTCAGATTTTTTAAATACACATGATGTTGCAAAATTGATTGAAGGTTTTGGTGAAAAAATAAAAACTTTTGTAAATTATTTAGATAGCGATGATTTTAAAACAAGCGTTACAGAATTTTTTGAAGCATTAAAAGCAATAGGTAAAGCAACTATTAATGCAGCTAAGTTTTTGGGCTTAATTGATAAGCCTAAAGAAGAAAAAGCAACAATACCGCAACGGATCACAATGCAACTCGCACTTGCAGTTTCAAAACACGTTTCTGATCTTAATGTTTTAGGCGGTAATATTCGTAAATATATTAACGAACCCGTTTCTTCTTGGTGGAAAGGGGTTATGGATAGACCTTTTATTCGAGATGGAAGAACAATATCTGAAAGAAACAATAATCCGGGTAATTTAAAATTTATTGGTCAAGCTGGTGCAACATTAGGCGAAAATGGTTTTGCCAAATTTAATACTGTTCAAGATGGTTTTAAAGCATTGCAAAATCAATTACAGCTTTATGGAAGTGGTCAATCCAAAGCTGCTGGATATAAAAAATTAGATACCATTGAAGGAATAATGAAAATTTATGCTCCTTCTAATGAAAATGATACAGAAGCATATATTAAAAATTTAGAAAAACTTACTGGACATTCAAGAAAAGAATCTTTAGATTTTTCAGATACACAAACAGTATCTGCAATGATGGCTGGCATTTCAAAAGTTGAAACAGGCAAAAATTTATACAACCCAACACAAGTACAACTTTTGATTACTAATACTACTGATACTAATGTGGCAGTTAAAGGGTTAACAAATAAATAATGTCTAATACATCTATAGGGCAATCAGCCTTTCAAATAGCGTATGAATATTCTCCCATTTTATTAACTGATGGAATATTAGGCGCAGCTATACCTGTACCAATCACAGTGATTACTGAAGCATTAGATGTACCGGGAATTTACAACAAAGAAATTTTTGCCCATTTTAAGCCCTTACCGGGTAGCACTTTAGCCGATTGGCAAATAGCTGAATATCCTTTTGCCAATATGACTGTGGCTGCTAATGCAGTAGTTCAAAACCCATTAAAAATTAGTATGCTAATGGTTTGCCCAGCTCAGACTGATGGCGGCTATATTTTGAAACAAGCACAATTAACGCTATTACAAACTGTTATTCAAAATCATATTCAAGCTGCGGGGACTTTTACGGTTATTACACCAGCGTATACCTACACTAATTGTTTGCTTACTTCTTTAAGGGATGTAACTAACCCTAGCGACAAACAAGTTCAATTTATGTATCAATGGGATTTTGTGCAGCCTTTAATTACTTCTTCTGGCGCAGCTTCAGTTTTAGGCAATTTAATGCAAAAAGTAACTAATGGAGTGCCAGTAACATTGGCTTATTCAGCATGACAACTTTTACTACTTTTGTTACATCATCCGTTGCTCCGTTTCAATTTAACCCTACATTAGACGGCACAACATATATTGCTACTTGTACTTGGAATGTATATGGTGAAAGATATTATATTAATATCTATACTCAAACTCGTACATTGGTAATGAGTAGACCTATTATTGGATCTCCAAATAATTCTAATATTAATCTTTTATTTGGGTATTTTAAAAATTCCACTTTAGTTTATAGAACTAGTAGTAATCAATTTGAAGTAACTCCGTAATGCGTTATTACAAAATTATTATTACTCCCCCAGCAAATGCAACACCGGGTGTAAGTTTTACTCCAGTTACCTATACTAGCGTAGGTGCGTTAGGAGATAATTATTCTGCGTTACAAGTTGATTTAGATATTTATCAAGCTGCTTCCCATACTCCAGCACCTTTGGGTTCTATTACCCTTTATGGCGTATCTTTTGATAGCATTGACCAAAGCATCTATTTGCCCGGTGCGTTAATACAAGTATTTGTGGGAATGACAGCGGGGCTTCCTTTTGCTAATCCAGATCAAATTGGATTAATAGTGCAAGGTACAATATTACAAGCTTTTGGCAATTTTCAAGGGAACAATGTTTCTTTAAGTTTAATCATTACTGGCGGTGCAGTTGATCCAACCGAAAGCATTAATTTGCCTTTAATTTGGAGAAAAGGCGATACTTTGACTAAAGCAGTAACCGAAGCATTGCAAACGGGATATATTGGATCTAAAGTAACAGGCAGTTTTAGCCAAGATTTAGTAGCCGTACAAGACGAAACTGCAATTTATACTAATTTAAAAACATTAGCTGTTTGGGTAAATTCAGCCAGTAAAGCAATAAATTCTTCAGCAAAATATTCTGGAGCTTCTATTGTTAATACTTCTTCAGGATTCCACTTATATGATAGCTTGTCCCCTCAAGTGGATAATACGCTTATAAACTATGTTGATTTAATTGGTAGCATAACTTGGTTAAATGTGGCTACAATTTCTGCAAAAGTGGTTATGAGGGCTGATTTAGAAGTAGGAAAATATGTTAGCTTCCCTCCTTTAGCACCCGTAGTAAATACAGCTATTTTTAATCAATATCGTAATAAATTGGCTTTTTATGGTGTTTTTCTTATTACAAGACTAAGACATCAAGGAAGCAGCCGTCAAGCCAATGCAGATAGTTGGGTAACAATAATTGAAGCTACTGTTGTTGATGATCCTCAATATATGACTTTGGAACAGTAATGGCAAATTTGTCCCAAAAAATTCCTTTAGCAGTTTCATTAGCCAACTTTACAGAACAGTCTGTACAAGAAGGATTATCTGGTCTTGGGCAAGTTTACCCATGTACTGTTAAATCTGTTGGGATAGATGGCGCTGGAAATACCGTAGTTACCGTTAACTTTGAGATAAACCCTGTTTCTTCTACTGGCACAAAGATCACTTTGCCTGAAGTAACTATGCCAATAGCCGAAAGCAAATATGTACGATTGCCTGTACAAGTTAAGGATCAGGGAATCGCTGTTGCCGCTAGTGTGCGAATCGGCGGCATAACAGGTTTAGGCACTGGTTTAGCCCCTTTAGCCCCTGCTAGTAATCTTGGTGCATTAGTATTTTTGCCAGTTAGCAATACTGCTTGGACTACTTTAGACCCTAATGCAGTGGTTATTAGCGCATCTAATGGCGCAATTATTCGTACTGACGATGGCAAAGCTATAGTAACTATTTCTGATAATCAGATCGAATTACAATATGGAAGTACCACTTTAATAGCAAATAATAGCGGTGTTACCATTACAGGAAATTTAGTTGTTCATGGCTCAATCACTGGTGATAACGGCTTTAACATTAGTGGCGGAACTGGCGGAACTGTGAATGTAACTGGTAATATGAACATTACAGGTAACACCAACCAAACAGGAACTATTGCATCTACTGGCGATATAACTGCTGGAAGCGTAACAATGGAAACACATACACATCGAGTTGTGGGTGTACAAGGTGGCACAAGTACTATTACTACAACAGTTGGAGCAGGATAATGCGAACTTACGGAATAGACACCAAATCAGGGCAATGGACTTTATTGACTACAACTCCCTTTGTTGGGGCGGCAAATCCATTAACTAATGAAATTAATAGCACTTTTGGGATAACATCTAAAAATACAACCACTTTATATAACGCTCTTACTAGCTTTACTAGTGGCGCATCGACTGTAAATAATAATGATCTTTTGCAAAACGATGTCATTACAGACTTAAACGGTAATGTTATATATAGTATTTGGCAAGATTTAACCCAAGGGTTTACCCTAGCATCAAATCCTTTACCAACTAATGCGGCTAAACAAAACGGCGGTTTTAACTCATTTTTAGCAAATTATGGTTTTATTAAGGGTGAAGAAATCATTGTTGATGCAGGGTATATTTGGTTGGCTACTTTGGCTCAAACTTTACGGTTAAATACCAATGAAAGCCCATTTTATGCCAACTATGGAATTGCAGCAGAACAAGCAGTGCAAACTCAAATTGCGCCTACCATTGATATTACAAAAACACAGCAACAGTTTGCACCGTATTTCCAAAGTTTAACTATCTTTAAGCAACCAAATACGGCTAATCCAACGTACAATATTACAGCCGTGTTTTTAAATGGCACAACTATTCAAACAGTTATAGCAACTTAGGATAAATAATGGCAACAATTACTTCCGCAGGGGCAGTACCGTCTAGCCCACAATCTTTATTAAATGCTGAGATTGCGGCTGCGACTGCACTTTCTCCCGGTTTAACAGCCAATTTGCCCGGTTCTTTAATTGAAGATATGGCTTCAACCGCTGCTGGTGCGTTGGTTATACAAGATCAAGCCTTTGTAGATTTAGTAAATTCAGTTAGCCCTTATACTGCTAATGCTCCAATTTTGTATGAATTAGGCGCTGTTTATGGGGTTCAGCAAGGTGTAGGTTCTAATACTTCTGTTTATGTAACTTTTACAGGAACACCGGGTTTTGTGATTCCTGTTGGTTTTGTTGTGTCTGATGGCTCATATCAATATACCGTTCAAGATGGTGGAATTATTGCTTCTAGTGGTCAATCAGCGGCTTTATATTGCCTAGCAACTGTTAGTGGTTCTTGGGCTGTTCCTATTGGCACAGTAACTGTTATTATTACTTCTGTTCCTTCTGGGGTAACTTTAACTTGTACTAATGCTAGTACCGGTATTCCGGGGGCTTCTGCTCAAACTTTACAAGATTATCAATCTCAAGTTATTCAAGCTGGTAAAGCAACGGCACAAGGTATGCCTTCTTTTTTAAGAACTCAGTTACAAAATGTTTCTGGTGTTCAAGCAAGATTAATTTCTATTGCTCAATCAGGTTCAAATTGGCAAATTATTGTGGGTGGCGGAGATCCTTACCAAGTGGCAAATGCCATTTTTACAGGACTTTTTGATGTTGGTAATTTAGTTGGATCTATTTTTACTGTATCAAGCATTAGTGCCGCTACAAATGCGGTAATTGTTACCCCATATAACCCACAATATACTGTTGGTCAGACCATTACTGTTGTTGGAGCAACTCCTACAGCCTATAACACTACTTATGTTATCACTGGTTTAAGTTATGCTTACTCTGGTACAGGTGTAACAACTACCATTACAACCAGTACAAATAGCTCTGCTTTTGGTGCATTTACAGCTACTTCTGCTTATTTAACTCCAAATACCAGAAATCCAAGCCCAGCAATTAGTATTTATGATTACCCAAATACTTACACCATTCCTTTTGTTATTCCACCACAACAAACTGTTACGGTAGCTCTAACTTGGAATACTATTTCAACCAGCTTTGTTTCTCCTACTTCTGTGGCTGCGGCTGGAATTCCTGCAATTGTAAATTACATTAATAGCATTGCTGTTGGTCAACCAATTAATGTGTATGAATTACAAGCTGTTTTTCAATTGGCTGTAGTAGATTTAATACCTACTCAACTGTTGTCAAAAATCAGTTTTGCTATTGAAATTAATGGTATTTCTGTTTCACCGTCTGCTGGTACAGGATTGATTTATGGTGACTCAGAATCTTTCTTTGAAACTTCTAGTGCGTATGTAACTGTAATTCAAGGTTAATTATGGTAGAAACTATATTACCTTCCTACTTATATCAGCAATACAATAATGATCCTGATTTGGTGGCATTTTTTGATGCTTACAATACTATTTCTCAAGGTTATTTAGATAATATAAATAGCCTTGATTTGCCAATTTACACTAAGCAAACTAATAGATTATTAGATTTAGTTGGAAACGGCATTTACGGCATACCTAGACCATATATCCCTTTTGGAACTTCTACTCTTGCTGGCGGGGTATATAACTCCCTTGCTTTTGTTGGTACTCAAGCCTATGGTTCTTACGATACTATTCCTTACGATCAAGGAATTTTGTCTATTCAAGGTGTTCCAATTACTTCCTTGACATGGGCTAGTACGGCTGGCGGTACGGTAACAGGTACAACTACCGCTACCCCTATTGGAGTTACTGTTGGATCAACTTATCTTGCTACTATTACAGGTGTAGTTCCTGCTGGATACAACGGAACTTTTCAGTTAACTCAAACTGGAACAACTACATTTACTTACGCTTTACCAGTTAATCCGGGAACTGCAACTACCCTAGGACAAGTGGGTTCTACAGTTTCTTTGGCTAATGATGACATTTATCAAAGAACCATGACATGGAACTTATATAAGGGCGATGGAACTCAATTTAATACTAGATGGCTTAAAAATAGAGTTTATCGGTTTTTAACTCAAGCTAATGGAATTCCAGCGCCTATTCCTTTTCCTAGTACAGCAGCTCAAGCAGTAGGGATTACTTTTGGTTCTAATAGTGCAGTAACTATAACTATAGGATCAGGGATCAATACTTATGCTTCAATTTTAAGCGCCTTGATTAATAATGGCACTTTACAGCTACCGTTTCAGTATACATTTAGCGTGTCCTACTGATACAATTATGAATAATTATAGGGGTTAACACTATGGCTACTTTATTGTTTGCTAACAATATACAGACGACTTTAGCGACAAGCATTACATCATCTCAGACCTCTGTAACTTTAACTTCTACAGCAGGGCTTCCTAGCCCATCCGCAGGTCAATACTTTGTAATGACTTTTACAAGCGGAAATACTAATGAGATTGTTTGGGTAATTAATGTTACTGGAAGCACCATTACTTGTATTCGTGCCAAAGAAGGCACAAATGGTTCTTCTTTTGCTTCTGGATCTTATGCTAGTTGTTTCCCAACGGCAGGAACACAGCAAGATTTTGTTCAAATAGATCAACTTCAAAATGGCGCATATACTTTTACCAATGGCGCTGGAACAGCCAATGCTCTAACAGCCACTATTGCATCTAATTTAACTGCTACATCATTACCAAATGGGTTTCAATTTATTTTAAATGCTGCAAATGCTAATACTGGCGCAGCTACTTTAAATTTAACTTTAAACCCGACTTTACCGGGAAGCGGAGCTACTACTAGTACAGGCGCATTGCCAATCTATAGAAACGGCACTATTGCGTTAACTGGCGGTGAAATTACAGGTGCAAATTATCTTTGTTTGATGACTTATAACGCTAACTATAATGGCGGCGCTGGTGCTTTTGTACTGGAAAACCCTTATGACCCAATAACAGGTGTGGTTGGTATTACTCAAGTTCAAGATGAGTATTTTACCTATAACACTTCTGGCGGTAGTTCTGATGCAATAACTTTAACTGTCCCTGCTGGTTTAACTAGCTTGGTAGATGGCGCTATAGTCACTTTTAGAAATACTACTTCAGCAAACACTACTACAACACCTACCTTAAATGTTACCTATGGCTCTACAGTCACAGGTGCAACAGTTATTAAAAAGTATGCCAATGCTCCATTATCGGCTGGCGATACAGGCGGGGTAGGATATGTTTGTCAATTAGTCTATTCTAGCTCTGCTTCTACTTGGATGTTATTAAATCCAGCCCCCGGCGTTGCTGGAGGTGTAACTTCCATAACTGGAGGTGCAGGTATCAATGTTTCTAGCCCTTCTGGAGCAGTAACAGTAACTAATAGTGGTGTTACTACAGTTAATGGTTCTACTGGCACAGTAGCAGTTACTCCAGCAAGTATTAGTGCTTTATCTTTAGTAACTCCTACAGATCAATATGTTGCAAGTCATGTATCTTTTGCCCAAAATATTTACCCTGCTGCAGTTATTATTGGTGGTAATAAAGTTGATTATCCGGGGGTTCAAGTTTACAGTAGTGGAGTTGGTGGTGGATTTGTAGGCGTATTAACGCCAACTTCAGTTGAACTTGCTAATGTTGATGGTAGTACAGCAATTGAAACTAATAATGGTTCAAATTTATACGCTAAAGTTGCAGGTCAAATTTGTTGGACTGCAGACTCTCTTGGTAATCTTACTATTGTTAACAATTTAACTGCTTCTGGTAACCTATATGTTACTTATGGTACAGGATACAAACCGGGTGGAGGTTCTTGGTCTGTACCAATTTCTGATAAAAGACTTAAAGAAAATATTACCGCTTTAACAGGGTCTTTAGATTTTATTAATAAATTAAATCCAGTTACTTTTGATTTAAAAATACCAACCGAAAATGAACCTACAGTTGGATTTATTGCTCAAGAAATTCAAAAAGTATTACCCTTATGTGTTACTTCAAGAGAACCAACTAAAGAAGAAGCACAATATGTTTCAGATAAAGTTTTAACTTATGGTTTTCATGGAGATATGACAGCATATCTTGTTGGAGCAATCAAAGAATTAAATCAAAAAGTTTCATCGTTGGAAAATATTACTAACACTCAAGCTGCGTATATCGCTGCGTTACAAGCAAAGGTCTAATATGACATACAACTATGGCAGCCCCATCACAGGCACACTAACTGGTACAACTGCAACAGTAGGTATTCCTAATTTAGTTTACCCAGCAACTTTAGTATTAAATTCTGCTGCTAGTGGTCGCACCATTCAATTTTCTTTAGATAATGGCGTAAGTTTTCTTGCTGCTGTTACCCCTACAGGAACAGCAACAGGTCAAATTTATTATGTGTTGAATTTCCCAGTTACTACTGTAAAATTCACTGGAGCAGCAGCCGACACATACAGTATTCTTTAATAGTGCTTAGATAGGACTTGCTATGACCTTTTTGCTATTTGCCAATCAAGCGCAAACAAATTTAGCTTTACCTGTAGCGCCAACTGATACAACCATTACGGTTGCTAGTGGTACGGGTCAATACTTTCCACAGCCTACTACTGGAGAAGCTTTTAAGCTTACTTTAATTAATGCTACTAATAATTTAATTACAGAAATCTGTAATGTTATTAGCGTTACTGGAGATGTATTTACTGTTCAAAGAGCGCAAGAAGGTACTATTGCTTTAGATTGGCAAATTGGTGACTTTGCAGCCAATTTATTAACTGCTGGCACATTACAAGCTTTTAATCAAAACTACACTGTTAGCGGATTTTCTGGCTATAGTGGTTTTTCTGGATACAGCGGTCAAGTAGGTATTTCAGGGTTTAGCGGATATTCAGGTCTTAATGGAACTAGCGGATTTTCTGGTCAAAGTGGTTCATCAGGTTATAGCGGTCTATCAGGATTTAGCGGTATTTCTGGTCAAAATGGTCAATCAGGCATTTCAGGTTATTCAGGATTTAGCGGTTACTCAGGTCGATTAGGCAATTCTGGTTACTCTGGTTTTTCTGGTATTTCTGGAGCTGTCGGCATTTCCGGCTTTAGTGGTTTTTCAGGAATTAATGGTACATCAGGCTATAGTGGAATATCCGGCTATAGCGGTATAAACGGTCAATCAGGTTTTAGCGGCTATTCTGGTCAATCAGGTTTTAGTGGTACAAATGGTACTAACGGAGCATCAGGCTTTTCTGGATATTCTGGCTCTGGTATCTCAGGATTTAGTGGCTATTCAGGTATATCTGGATTTAGTGGATATTCAGGAATAAGTGGATTTTCTGGCGAGTCAGGATTTTCGGGCTATTCAGGATTTTCTGGCGAATCAGGATTTTCGGGTTTTAGCGGAATTGATGGTTTATCTGGCTACAGCGGAGATTCAGGATTTTCTGGCTACAGCGGAGATTCAGGATTTTCTGGTGTTTCAGGTTTTAGCGGCTACTCAGGTATAAGCGGTTTTTCTGGGTATTCAGGAATTTCTGGTTTTAGTGGCGATTCTGGTATTTCAGGTTTTAGTGGAACTTCTGGATTTTCAGGCTATTCAGGTTTAGGATTTGCGCCATTAGAAGTAGATGGAGCAACTTGGGCAACCGATGGAACATTAATTGGAACAAATGTTAATTTTTACACCCCAAACCCAAATGCTTTTTCAATTGGAAATTTTGTTAATTTAGTAGATTTAACTACTGATTCTACTTTTTACTATGTTGGTCAAATAACAAATATTTTATTTGCTGCCGGCGGTGGCTGGGCAATTTACGTTGATATTTTAGGTGATGGTGGTACACCTTTTGATAATCCATCTTCTTCTTGGAAAACAGAATTAAGTGGATCAACTGGAAACAGTGGTTTTTCTGGTATCAGCGGTTATTCAGGCATTTCAGGATTTAGCGGAATTTCCGGTTATTCGGGAACAAGTGGTTTTTCGGGCTATTCGGGAACAAGTGGTTTTTCTGGTGATTCTGGAATAAGTGGATATTCGGGTATTGATGGTCAGTCAGGTTTTTCTGGCTATAGCGGACAAAATGGATTATCAGGAACTTCTGGTTTTTCTGGTATTTCCGGTTTTAGCGGAGATAACGGTATCAGCGGTTTCTCTGGAATTAGCGGATATAGTGGCATCTCTGGATTCAGTGGGGCTTCTGGTTTTAGCGGTTTCTCTGGTATTGATGGGGCTTCTGGTTTTAGCGGTATTAATGGTACTTCTGGTTTTTCTGGATACTCAGGCGCACAAGGCGCATCTATTAATATCAAAGGCTCTGTACCAACTTCAGCCGATCTTCCACCAACAGGCAACCTTCCTAACGATGCTTACATTACTACAGATACTGGCGATCTTTGGATTTGGAACGGCACTGCATGGTTTGATGCTGGCACTATTGTAGGCGCTTCAGGTCAGTCTGGTTTTTCAGGTTACAGTGGTTTTAGCGGAATTGGTACATCGGGTTACTCTGGTATTTCCGGGTTCAGTGGAACTTCAGGATATAGCGGTTACAGCGGCATTTCTGGTTTTAGCGGATATAGCGGAATTTCTGGCTACAGCGGTATTGGCACTTCAGGATTTTCAGGTACAAGCGGGTATTCTGGGCAAAATGGCTTATCTGGTTTTTCTGGATACAGTGGAATAGGCACATCTGGCTATTCAGGAACAAGCGGTTACAGCGGATTTAGCGGCGAGTCTGGATATTCTGGTATTGACGGCGCAGAAGGAACATCTGGATTTTCAGGATACTCAGGAATTTCTGGCTACAGCGGATTTTCTGGATACAGCGGTCAAGTAGGTATTTCAGGGTTTAGCGGATATTCAGGTTCTGGAATCAGTGGGTACTCTGGTGACTCAGGTATAAGCGGATTCTCTGGCGATTCTGGTATTAGCGGTTTTTCTGGTGATTCAGGCATCTCTGGCTTTAGCGGAATTTCAGGGTTTAGCGGCTCTGGTATTTCTGGGTATAGTGGATATTCAGGATATAGCGGTATTAGCGGATTCTCAGGTTATAGCGGATCTGGAATCTCAGGTTTTTCTGGATATTCTGGATTTGGTATTTCAGGATACTCAGGTTATTCAGGATCTGGTATATCTGGATTTTCTGGCGCATCTGGGTTTAGTGGAATTTCAGGTTATTCTGGTATAAATGGCACAAACGGAATTAGCGGTTTTTCAGGCTATTCTGGAATTAGTGGTTATAGCGGCATTTCTGGATATAGTGGATCAGGAATTTCAGGCTATAGTGGCTATTCTGGCATTTCTGGCTACAGCGGTACTTCTGGTTATAGCGGCACTTCTGGATACAGCGGCAGCGGCATTTCTGGTTTTTCTGGTTACAGCGGTTCTGGTGTATCTGGCTATTCAGGTTTTTCTGGGTATTCAGGCGCACAAGTATCAGGTTATTCAGGATTCTCTGGTATTTCAGGTTACTCAGGCGTTGCCACTTCTGGCTATAGCGGTTTTAGCGGTCAAGGCGGCTATAGTGGTTTCTCTGGCTATAGCGGATCAGGTATTAGTGGATATTCTGGTTCAGGTATTTCTGGATTCTCTGGTTATAGCGGCATCTCTGGCTATAGCGGATATTCTGGTTTGTCTATTACAACTAGCACAAATAATACTTGGACAGGAACTCAAACTTTTAATGGAACTTCTAGCACTTTAGCCGAAGTATTATTAAATGCCGCAGAAACAACCACAATAAGCGCAACAGCTGCAACAGGAACGATTGCTTACTACCCATCTACTCAGTCTGTTCTTTATTACACAACTAGCGCTTCTGCTAACTGGACTGTCAATTTGACATTCTCTAGCGGAACAACAATGAACACAGCATTATCTACAGGTCAGTCATTAACTGTAGCTTTTTTAGTAACACAAGGCGCTACTGCTTATTACAACTCTGCGGTTCAAGTAGATGGCGCAACATCAGGAGTAACAACCAAGTGGCAAGGTGGCGCACCTACGGCTGGTAATGCAAGCGGTATTGATGTTTATACCTATACTGTTATTAAAACGGCTTCTGCCACATTTACTGTATTAGCTTCTCAAACTCAGTTTAAATAATATGCCAACAATCATTACTAGAGGTTCTGTTTCAGCTAGAGCTTATGGCTTTGGTAGCACAAGTAAATTAGCAACTTATGATATAGGTTACTTTATTTCAGGCACTTATACATGGGTAGCTCCTACAGGGGTTACTAAAGTATCAGCTATAGTTGTTTCTGGCGGTGGTAATGGCGGTCAAGGTTTATGTTCTATTTGCGCTTCTGGCGGGGGTGGTGGCGGTGGAGCTTTAGCTTACAAAAACAATATTACCGTAACCCCCGGTAATTCTTATACGGTAGTAGTCGGCGCTGCTGGCGGTAGTAGTTATTTTGTAAGCACAAGCGTTCTTAACGCTACTGGCGGCGGTGCTGGCAGTTTTACTGCGGCGGGAGCTGGGGGAACTGTCACTGCCGGAACTGGTGGAGCTGGTGGAGCTGGTGGAGTTCATTATGCGGGTGGCGGCGGCGGCGGCGGTGGAGCTGGTGGGTACGCTGGAGCTGGCGGTGCTGGTTCAAACTATAGCCTTTGTGCGGCTACCGCCGGTTCTGGCGGCGGTGGTGGTGGCGGTGTATCAGCCGCTAATTGTGGTGCTTCAGGCGGCGGCGGGGTTTCTGTATTTGGTCAAGGTTCAAACGGAACAAAAGGAATTAAATGTACTTATGCAAGTTCCAAAGGCGGCGGGGGAAGCTCTGGTTCTTCTGGATTTAGTGTAGGCGGTTATCCTACAGGAGCTAAAGGAGGCGCTTTTGGAGGTGGTGGTGGTGGTGGTTCATCTAGTGGGTGCGGCACTGGCGGTGTCGGTGGCGGTGGAGCAGTCCGTATTATTTCCCCCGGCTGTGTTCGTCAATTTCCTTCTACTAGCGTAGCTTTTCCGTCAACAGGTGGATCATCTTCTTATACAACCGCAGGGACTTACAGTTGGGTTGCGCCCGCTGGAATAAATTTTGTTTCTGTAGTTGCTGTTGGGGGCGGTGGAGCTGGCGGGTCTAGTTATTCATGCGGCGGGTGTAGAACTGGCGGTCAAGGTGGAGCTGGCGGTGGGATTGGGTATAAAAATAGAATTTCTGTTACCACCGGTAATTCTTATACAGTAGTAGTTGGCGCTGGCGGAGCTACTAATGGAGCTTCTGGCGGTTGCAGTTATTTTTGTTCTACTGCGGTTGTAAAAGGTGGTGGCGGTGGCGGTGGAGCATCAAGCGGTGGTAATAGTGTTGCAGGGACTTATACTGGCGATGGGGGTGGTAATGGCGGTGTTAGTTCCGGAGGGGGTGTAGTTTCTTACGGTGGGGGCGGTGCTGGCGGATATAATGGAAATGGTGGTAACGGCGGAGATGCAGGAAGCGGGGCTTCTGTTTTTTGTTCAGGAGCTGGCGCTGGAGGAGCAGGAACTCCAATAAGAACTAATGGAGTATGGCCGGGTGGAGGAGGCGGAGTTGGGCTATTAGGATTTGGGGCTACAGGCACAAATGTTCCATACCCAAACTATTATGCTGGCGGTGGTGGTGGTTCTTGTGGGGCAGCGGGAGCAACTGGCAGCTGTACTGTTAGAGGTACTGGCGGAGCTTACGGTGGTGGTGGCGGAGCGTCTAAATTATGTGGCGGATTATCTGGTGTAGGTGGAGTTGGAGCAGTCCGTATCATTTATCCCGGATGTTTAAGGTCATTCCCATCAATTAATACAGCAACACCTTAAAATTAATTTAGAGAAACAAAATGAACTTATATATTCAAATTGAAAACGGAAATCCAATTAATCATCCAGCTTTAATGGATAATTTAATGGCAGCTTTTGGCGCTGTACCTTCAAGTTGGCAACCTTTTATCCGGGTTCAACAACCTACTTTATCTGTATATCAAGTATTAGTTAGCGAAGAACCAACTTATGAGTTCAATGAAGCTACTGGCTATTGGATGGATACTTGGGCTGTTCGAGATATGACTGACGAAGAAAAAGCCGCCAAACAACAAGCAGCTAAAGACTTGTGGGCGCAAAGACCAAACCTTGCTAATTTCAGTGCATGGGCTTTTGATGAAACTACTTGTTCATACCAACCGCCTATCCCATACCCAGCTGACGGTAAAGCATATCGTTGGGATGGCACAACAAATTCATGGATAGAATTCACCCCACCAACTCAAGTAGGGTAATATAGACTTCCAATCCAATTTAAGGAATTATCGTGAGTGATTCCCCAACCCAAGAACAGCTACAGGCTTTTTATTATTTTCCTGCGGCTGTTTATGTTATAGAAAAACCAGAGTTCTTAGCTGATGCTAAAGCGGCTTGTAAAAAAGCAGTAGCCAAGCAAAAGAAAGACCGCAAGTTAGATGAAATCTATCCTGTCTATATGACAGAAAACTTGTTTGACTATCCCGGCATGGATAAGCTATCCGAATACATTGGTCAAACTGCTTGGAATATCCTGAAAGAACAAGGGTATGCAATGGACATCTATAACACTATATTTACTGAATTTTGGTGTCAAGAACATCACAAACATTCTTCTATGGAGCAACATATTCATGGTTTTGGTTCACAAATAGTAGGGTTTTATTTTGTAGATGTCCCTGAGAATTGCTCAAAAGCCATATTTTATGACCCCAGAGCTGGTAAAGTGCAAATTAACTTACCTGAGTCTGATATGACTGAAGCTACTGCTGCAAGCAATATGATTAACTTTGAGCCTAAAGAAGGTTTGTTAATGTTTACTAACGCTTGGTTAGCCCATTCGTTTACTAAACACGCTTCTGATAGCCCTATTCGTTTTATTCATTTTAATTTAACTGTTCAACAAGCAATGCCAATTCCTGAAGCAAAAGCTGAGATTGTATGAACAAATATAGAATTAGATTTAATAAAACAAGAGGATTGCCCAATCGTGGTTCAAAAGACCATGTTTGGCGTGTATTTGAAGGTGATAAAGAATATCTTTTTAAAAACTTTAAGATAAATGTTAGTTCTTATAGCGAAAAAGAAGAAAATAGTGAAGATTGGAATGTAGCTTGTTATGGCGTAATGACTATAGATAAAGATACATCAACAGCAATTATTAATGAGGCTTAATTTATGATATACGCAGAAATCAATGGTACAACCCTAATTCTTTATCCTTATGGATTTGCTCAATTACAAGCGCAAAATCCATATACTAATTATGGCTCTAATCAAGATGTGGCTTATTGGTATCCAATGACAGATACAGCCATTACTACAGGGAATACTTTAGCTTCTGTAATTGATGCAACGCAACCTACTTATGACCCTGCAACCCAAATTTGCACTCAAAATGACAATCCTACATTAATTGATGGTGTTTGGACATTGGGTTGGACTATTACTGAAATGACCCCAGAACAACAAGCTGCTTATATTGCTAATTTACAAGCTCAAACTTCAGCTACAGCACAACAACTTTTATCTGCTACAGATTGGACAGCTATTGCTTCTGTTGCAGACCCAGCAGTATCAAATCCTTATTTAACTAATCAAGCTGAGTTCTTATCTTATCGTAGTGCCGTAAGAGCTATTGGTGTAAACCCACCTACAACGGCACCAGTATTTCCTACAGCGCCTACGGAGCAATGGAGTAGTTAGTGTAATATATACCCATGAAATATAGCATCGTAATACCGACCTATAACAACTGCGAAAAATACCTTAAACCCTGTATAGATTCCATTGTTAAATATACTGAAATGACCGACATAGAGTTGGTCATTTCTGCTAATGGCTGTACTGATAATACTGCTCAATATTTGCAATATCTTTACACTGCCATTCCCAATTTGTTGGTGACTTGGAATGAAAAGCCGTTGGGGTTTGCAGCAGCTACCAATGAAGGCATCAAACTAGCTTCTAGTGACAAGATTGTTTTGCTAAATAATGACACGATCTTGCTAAATCAGCCTAAAAACCAATGGTTAGAACTGTTAGATCAAGGCGATGTAAGCTATGTATTAGGGCAAAATTCCCCCATTACTCAAAGACGGTTTGGCATTTTCTTTTGCGCTATGATTCAAAAGAAAGTGTTTGACATTATTGGACTGCTAAATGAAGAATATGGAACTGGTGGCTGTGAGGACATTGAGTTTTGCTATCTAGCTGAAAAAGCAGGGTTTACCCTAGCTGAATGTTCAAACAATGGCACTTACCCCATTTACCATAAAGCTGAAGGCACAATGCACGACCCAGCATTGGTACAGGGATGGAAAGCCAAGTTTCACGCTAACGAACTAAAACTAGCCAAAAAATACAATACCGAATACTATAAGTTTTTGTTGTCCAATAACTTTGAAAGAGCTGTCTTTCTCAAAGGCGATCCAGTGTTTCCAAGAGAAACGCAAAGATATGAATGGGCAAAGAAACAGCTTTTAAATGGTTCAATTTTTGAAATAGGATGCACAACAGGTTATGGAACTCAATTTTTCCCTTCAGATGTTAGTTACATTGGGCTTGACTATGACCCTATTATTGTTGATGTGGCGAAGGATCAGCACTGGGGAAGTAATCGGGTTTTTGTTAGTGCTGATATTAATCAGTATGCTTTAGAGTTTTACGATAACATTGTTGCTTTTGAAGTTATTGAACATTTAGATAACGGCTTAGAAATTGTAGAAAAGCTTAAAGCTCACTGCAAACAGCTATTAATCACTGTTCCTTGGAATGAGCCTAAAGGTTTTTGGGGAGAACATCATAAGCTGCATGGCTTAAATGAAAGCCATTTCCCCGGCTTTGAATTTGAGTATATTAACCATGCTGGCGATATTTCAAGCCTTCCTCAAGCCATAGATAATGTCAATATATCCAATTTAATGATATGCAAATACTCTGCTCCGTAGCCACTAGAGGGCGATATACAACAACTTTGCCATTAGTTCTTTCGGCAATCATTAATCAGACCAGACTTCCAGATAAGCTGGTCATTTTTGATGATAATGATGAACCTCAAGATATGAGGGAAAACCCTATGTATCGGCATTTGTTTGCCATGATGGACATCAAAGGTCTTAAATGGGAATGGCTATTTGCCGAGAAAAAAGGTCAACACCATATCCATCAAAAAGCCAATGAAATGGGATACGAATGGGTATGGCGGTGTGATGACGATGCTGTACCTGAACCCAATGTTTTAGAACAGCTTTGTAGCTACATTGATACTACAGTTGGGGCAATTGGTGGATCTATCTTTACCCCACCTTATATTCCCGATACTTCTATATCAACAGGTGATATAGATAAAATTGATCTTGAACCTAATATCCAATGGGGTAACATAAATGTTACTAAAGAAGTAGATCACTTGCATTGCTCTTTTCTATATAGGGCGGGCGTACACGACTACAACTTAGGACTTTCTAGGGTTTGTCATAGGGAAGAAACGCTGTTTACTTGGGGCTTACGGCAAAAGGGCTATAAGATATTGGCTGTTCCCAATGCAGTAACATGGCACTTTAAAAACCCCGAAGGCGGAATTCGTAGTGAAACTAAGCAGGAGATGTTTGCCCATGATGAACAAATTTTTAGAAACTTTCTTCAATATCGTGATAAAACCATTGTGGTACTTAATAGCGGGCTTGGCGATCACATTGTATTTAGTCGCATATTGCCTTCAATCCGCAGCCCTATTGTATTTACTTGTTACCCAGAAATTGTTCCCGGTAAATCAATAGCAGAAGCGCAGAATTTATTTGGTGATTTAGACCAATGGAACATCTATAAAAAGATGGCGCAGTGGAAGTGGAAAGATAGCTTAGAAAATGCCTATAGAAAACTGTATTTATGATTATTATTCAGCCCTTTGCCAAGCCTTTAATTAAAGGCGGTCTTAATCCTAAATCACCAGATATTGCCTATTGGAAAGAGCTAATAGCCCTAATTGATGAACCTATCATCCAAATCGGGGTAGAAGGTGAAGAACAGCTTGTACCTGACTTTAGGAAGAATCTTCCAATGTCTGAGTTGCGAAAACTGTTAGCTCAATGCCGTACTTGGATAGGTATAGATAGTTTCTTTCAGCACCTAGCTTGGGATGAAGGCAAACCGGGCATAGTTCTTTGGTCAGTCAGTGACCCACTTATATTTGGACACCCTGAAAACATTAATTTATTGAAAAGCCGTGATTATCTAGCGGCAAATCAATTTCTTTGGTGGGACTTTACACCTCATAATCCAGATGCTTTTGTAAAACCTGAAAAAGTGATAAAATTCTTATAATTTTTAGCGTTTTATCGGGGTAATACATGGATTGGCAATCATTTGTAAATTTGGGATTAGCCGCTTTTATTGCTTCTATTGGTTGGTTTGCTCGTCAAATATGGGATGCAACACAAAAACTTAAAGAAGATGTAGCTAGTTTAGAGCTAAATGTAGCAGAGCATTATGTAAAAAAAGCGGACATTAATACAAGATTCGATAAGCTAGAAGTTATTTTAGATAAGATTTTTGACAAACTTGACCAAAAGGCAGATAAATAATGTTAAAGAAAATTGCTGCATTGCTCACAAGAAAACCTTTCCCTGTTCCTAGAGAAGAAGTTATGGAAATTGTTTCTTTAAGCGAATCGCTAAAAAAGCCTACTCTTAAAAAAGCCACTACCCGTAAGCCAATAGCCAAAAAGGTTGTTGCCAAAAAAGCTACTAAAGTAGCAAAAAAGGCTACAGTTAAAAAGAAGTAATGTGGGATAAACTTAAATGTGCCTATAAATCAAAAACCGTTTGGTTTGCGATAATTATTGGTACGCTTTCAGTTTTACAAGGATTTGTTTTTTATCTTCCTATAGATCCTAGATGGCAAGCCCTGATTGGGGTAATAGTAGCCATTATCTGTATTTTGTTACGCTTTGTAACTAATAAACCCCTTAATGATATCTAAACAACGCACTGCGGCTGCATCTTTAATAGCAAGCGCATCTGTTCTTGTAGGAATTGCTGTACATGAAGGCTATAGCAATACATCATATAAAGATACTGCTGGCGTAGAAACAATTGGGTTTGGTCAAGCTGATGGAACTAAAGCAAACGAAACTACAAATCCTGTAAGGGCGCTTCAGGTATTAGAAAATAGTGTAAACATTCATGCCAAAGGTATGGCGGATTGTATTCATGTGCCTATCTCTCAAGGAGAATATGATGCTTATTTGGATTTTACCTATAATGTTGGGGTGTCTGCTTTCTGTCATTCAACCCTTAATAAAAAGCTCAATTCAAGCGATTATGCAGGGGCTTGCAAAGAGTTATTAAAGTGGAATCAAGCTGGGGGCAAAGTGTTGCCGGGGCTTGTTAAACGCAGACAAGAGGAATACGCACAATGTTCGGGTTAACTTTAAGCGGTTATATTATGATTGCTTTAGCAGCTTTAGCTTTGTTTGGTGTTGGCTATGGAAAATATGAGCATAATGCTCTTGTAACATACAAAGCAGAAGTAGCAACTATTGCAGATAAACAAATTGCAGAAAATAAAGCAAAAATTAAAGAGCAAGAACTAATTAATAAAGGGGTTATTAATGAATACCAAACTAAGTTGTCTGCTCTCAAGTCTTATTATAACGGGCTGCGCCAGCCCGGTAGCGGTTCAATGCCCAGCCTTTCCAACCCCGCCAGCGGAGTTAATGAAAGCGCCACCGACCAGTTACTTGCTTGCGCCGCTACAACGCAACAATTAGTCAGTTTACAAGACTGGATTAAGCAACAAGCAGGAATGTAAATGAGCGATCTATTCGATGATGCAAGCGATTTAGAAGCCTTGCATCGGGATTTAGCAATTAAAGCAGTACGGGCGCAACAGCCGTTAAAGTTCTCAGGGCACTGTCTTTACTGTAATAAAACCATTGCACAAGGCAGATTCTGTTCCGCAGAATGCCGTGAAGATTACGAGATGGAACAAAAATTTAAAAAATTAACAGGTAATCGCTAGTAAGTCATTGATTTAACATACGATTCGGTTAATATCCGATTACAACAATTAGAAGGGTACTTATGGCACTGAAACTTGTATGCACAGATCAAGAATTTATAGCCCTTTGAGCTAAACTAGGCTCTCCTGTCTTAATGGCGGAAAAATTGGGTGTTGCTTCTTCTAGTGTCGTGAGAAGGCGAAGCAGTATTGAAACCCGGCTTGGCATTAAATTGGCCACCCATAATTCCCAACGCGATCAAATTAGGCGTATATCAATCCTGTAACTATTATTAACCATGCACTCATATATTGGCCAATAAGCGATGCAATCTTGCATTGAACCAACGTCTAACAGCATAGCTACGAATTACTGAGATGACAGTGTATAGCAGACCCATATAGAAGTTATCTAACAGACTAATGTAAACGCCAAATAGCGGGAATATCAACAAATTGGCGATGTAATTAATGGTAAACCCTATCAGTACATTCACCCATGCTTCAATAAACGAACCTAGTCTAGTTTGGCTCATGGCATGAATTCTGATGGCGGGCGATCATCGCCGTCTTTATATGTCTTAGAGAACAGCGTTAGCATCCGTAGGTTGCACATAGCATGAGCAAGGTGGGGTAGCCCCGACTCCTCATCGTTCTCCTCACCAGCTTGCCATTTAGACAGGTGGCGCAAGGCGCAAGCTAAGGGTACAGACCAATCCATTCCTTTAACCCAGTTCCATGCAGCATACTTCTGATTGCCATACATCCAGACCTTAGCTTCATCTTCAAGCGTACAAAGAGGAATAAGGCTTAGGTCAGGCTTACCTGCGTTATAACGAGCGCCTGAACCTTTTTCAGTGCTATTCACATCACCAATGTTCAAAATGTTTTTCCTCCCCATACTTGTTGTTCTAACATTTTTTATTCTCCACTTGTTGAATGCGTTTTCCAATTAGTTTGTTGTTTTGAACACAAAAATAGGCTCAAACCTGTGAACTTTTGCAAAATTTATTGAGGAAAGCTTCATTTTTAGGGTGTCTACAAGGGTAAAGCCCTCATCCTGAGCAATTGCCACCGTATCAGCTTCAAGGGTTTTATGGCTGGCTACATTGGCTACATTGAGGATCAGGTATCCATCAGCCTTCAATACGCTCTTGCAGTTCTGGATGGTCTTCCTAAGAAAATGATGATTCCAGCTTGCAACACTGGGATAAGCAATACAACTTTGCTCCATATCGTGACTATAAGCCTCGGTATCGAAGTATGGTGGTGATGTAAAGCATAGATCTACGGGCTCAGGAGGCGTGTATACCTCGCTTCCCTGCTTGGCTAGGTGAATGTTCATCCTGCCTGCAAAATCTTCTTGTATCTGCTCTAAACCAGCATAGGTGGGTGTAGATGGATCACAGCCGTAATAGGTTCCTACAGATCCACTTGCAAGAGCTCCAATCAATCGCCCGCCAAAGCCTGATGACATATCCCATACAGTGCCGCCCGGTGGACAATATTTGCGATAGATTGCCGCCGCCGCTGATGGTCTAAAGTTACTTACTCTTTGCACCCCGGAATAGGTACGCACTGCCTTACGCAAATTGGAATCGGTCATAAAGCCATTTTCACCAACTTTGCCACCCCATTTAATCCTGCTCTTGATTGCTTTGACTAACAAGTTATCGTCTTCCCATACATCAATCGCAGTTTTCATATTGCGTGTACGAATAGCCCAGTGATGTGGAAAGTATGTCCAACATAAACCCATAGCGTGCAATGTTTGATTGACAAAGCCATCCTGAATAATTTTGTTCAGATCAAAACGACATAACTTATTAAAGTCAATCATCTTTTGTTCTAGCGTTAGATCGTAATGAGGAAAACCTCTTTCCCGGCAATAGCGCAATACAGCCATAACATCTGGATCAACTGGCACTTTGTCAGCCCAATTAGTCTGCATAGTTAGCCACTTGAATTTCTAATAGTAAAGTTACTATTTTAATTTCAGATACAGCTTCAGTAATTAGTTTTTTTCCAACCAAACCCGGATTAGCATTTAATACCTCAAGCTGGTTTATTAACTTTTTCATCTTAACAATTTCGTGTGAAAGATCATTCATTTTTTATTCTCCACTTGTTGAATGCGTTTTCCAATCCATTCCATCACGGGAACAGCCATGCTTCTAGCAAGGTCTGTGGGCGTTTTATTTGCGTACTTATTCATAATTTAATCTCAGTAGGTGGCACAAAACCGTACTTGCGGAAAGTTTCAAGCACGTTTGCTTTGCCAGCGTGGTAAGGCGTGCCGCCCAAAAGAGTCATGTGTCGCGGTGGGTTGGCGGGGTCAATGGGCTTAGGCTTAACCTCCTCGATTTCAACGTCCTCTACGGCTCTGAGTTTGCGTGAGGTTTTCATAACGGAACCCCCACAGCAATGCAGACAACCCAAATCACAAAGATCACAGTCGTGGCAATCCCGACAAACCGATCACCTGAATCGGTGGCAGGACAGTCATGCCCTTGCGAACACCCATCTTTAAAAGCCACAAGCGATATTTCATTTGCTGCGACAACTGGTTTTTTCTGTGCCATAATTTTTCCTCTAGTTAATCATTTACTACTTTTCCAATTGCCTCAAAATTAAGGTATCTGTAACACTATCCAATATTTCACGCGCTTTAGCTATCGCGTCATAACTGGGTTCTACTTTAAATATGACAATTACTTCTGGTGTCATATATGCCGTTGTGCCGTCAATCAGCATCTTTTCAACTTCGTTCATTTTTTAGCTTCTGCTATTAGTTCTACACGTTCTCTAGACACACGCAAAGTGTTATAGCGTTGATGCAAACGCTGTAGGATCGAAAGCCGTTTTTCGCCCTTACGTTCTGATTTTAATAAATCCAATACTTCTTCCTCACTTAAAGTAGACAAAGTATCTGTCAATGATCTCCAGCTATAGTCACTTGCTTTAGGCGTTTGTTTAATCCAATTCATTTTTAATTCCTTTCAAAGGATTTAGTGTAACAGATTTATTGATAGTGCAACAAATTTATTTAAGTTCTTCAATTGCAACATCCGAAATAGCTCTTTTATCAGCCAAAGCTGCCCAAATTCGTTCATCAATTGTTTTATTTGTTAACAGTACATAGCACCAAACATCGTGCTTTTGCCCTCCTCTATGCAATCTGCCTATGGTTTGCTCAAACAGTTCTAAACTCCAAGGCAAAGATACAAACACCATCTTGCTACCGCCAAACTGTAAATTAATTCCGTGTCCAGCAGACTTGGGATGAATCAATAGCAATTCGATCTTGCCCTCATTCCAACGCTCGATAGCCTTATAGTCATTGATTGTCTGGGCATGGGGATAACGGCGTTTGAGTTCTTCTAGTTCTTCTTTGTAGTTGTAAACAAGCAACGTATTAGCGTGTTGATTCT